ATAAAGACATTTTCCCACAGGTTGAGCTTCAAGCGGACTCTAAATCGGCATCACGGTGGGGGACGAACTTCAATGGAGAGTATTTCGCTATCGGTGTGGGCGGCGCTCTCGCTGGTCGGGGTGCTGATCTATTCATTATTGACGATCCGCACTCTGAGCAGGAGGCTAAGCAGGGCACTTCTCATGTCTTCGAACCGGCGTGGGAGTGGTTCCAGTCGGGTCCGATCCAACGTTTGATGCCCGGAGGCGCGATCATCGTCGTCATGACGCGGTGGTCGAAGCTCGACCTGACCGGACAGATCATTGACCACATGATGCGCAACGACGACTCCGATGAATGGGAGGTCGTCGAGTTCCCTGCCATCCTCAACGACAAGCCGTTGTGGCCTGAGTTCTGGAAGTTGGACGAACTCCTTGCCAAGAAGGCGTCCATGGACGTGCGCTACTGGCAAGCCCAGTACATGCAGGAGCCGACGAGCGAGGAAGGCGCGCTGATCAAGCGCGAATGGTGGAACGTGTGGGAGGAAGACACCCCTCCGCAGTGTGACTACCTCATCATGAGTCTTGACGCCGCCCAAGAAGCCAATACACGCGCGGACTACAACGCCGTGACGATATGGGGGGTGTTCGAGAACCGGACTACGCACACCAAGAACATCGTGCTGCTGAATGCCATCAAGGAACGGATGGAGTATCCGGAGTTGAAAGAGTTAATATTGGAGCAGTACAAAGAGTGGACGCCTGACAGTTTCATCGTCGAGAAGAAGTCCAACGGCGCGGTGCTCTACCAAGAGATGCGTCGGATGGGCATACCCATCACAGAGTTCACTCCGGGTAAGGGTCAGGACAAGATCAGCCGCGTGAACGCGGTGTCCGACTTGTTCCGATCTGGGATGGTGTGGGCACCCGACCGGCGATGGGCACGAGAAGTGATCGAAGAATGCAACGACTTCCCGGCAGGTAAAAATGACGACTTGGTTGATAGTACCACTCTTGCTCTTCTGCGTTTTCGGCAGGGTGGCTTTATACGTCTACCTTCTGATGAGCCAGAGCCTGTCAAACTGTTCCGATCGACCCGACGAGTAGGAGGATACTACTGATGGCTAACCCGCCTATTGCCCCTAAGAACATTGATACGTTGGGGCCAACCTATGTCGGGGATCCGAAGTATCTCACTCCGGAAGAATTAAACAGCGGGGGTCTTGATCGATGGGATCCGTACGGAGCGCACAAGCCCCCTGCACTTAAGATCTACAAGATGGACTACAAGACGGGTAAGCCTGAGACCTTACCCCATGTGTTCACGCCGAACTACCAAGACTACTACGACGCCGCACAGGCGAAGTACGGGCCTAATAAGTGGCGCGACCATGTGTCGAACATCCACGAACCTATAAGCCGCCCGATGCTGAACGCGTTGTACACCGCGCAGCAAAACGGTCTGAAGATTAAACCCGAAGACGTGATGACCTTGATCGCACAGGAAGGTCGCGGCGATCTGGGCGGGAACGACTTTGACATTCAGCGTTCGTATCCGAACAACAAACCCGCTCAAGCCCTGTACCAGAAGGTAATGGATTACGGGCACGACTCCGAACATGCGGGTACCGCAGCGCTCATGCTGGCTAAGCAGATGGACGCGGATCGTTTAAACGTCCCGTTCGGCGCGGCGTGGAACGGCACGGGGGAGTCCGTTAAGAATCCGACGTACCTCAAGAAGGGTGTGTCGCACACGGGGTTTGATTACGCCCGTGAGATGGACATGAACAAGGACATCATCAACGACCCGCGTAACGCACCCGCGCTGAACTATATCCGGCAGCAGATGTCCCCTCCGCCGTCGATCAACGAGATCAATCAGGCGGAGTATCAGCGGCGGTTGCAAGCCCGAGAGAAAGAAAAGCAAGCGTATATCGCCCAGAATGCGTCGCAGTATACGGACCCCACGAAGGATCGGAACCGGCTCGGGGCTACGGATATGCCGTGGTTGAACGCAGGACTGCACGGTCTGGCGAATCTTGTCCATGGCAACTCGCCGTTCCACGGTTGGGACGATCAGCAAGTGCGCGACCATTATGCGGACGAATACGATGCGAATTCGACCAAGCGTGTTGTTGCCCCTCCGCAATACGACACGACACAATCGCAGCAGCCGGTCTATCAGGCCACTGTTGCTTACCCTGAAAACTACCGCGCTGGCGGTCGAGTAAGGATGATCTAATGGCTGACACATATAAGATGGGGTCCATCTCACCGATTGAACCGACGCACGACTCACGATAGGAAAATACTATGAGCATCGACAAGTCCTTGTACGCGGCCCCGCAAGGGCTTGGCTCTCTGAATCAAGAACCGATTGAAGTGGAGATCGAAGATCCGGAGGCGGTACACATCTCCGGCCCGGGCTTTGAGATGCACATGGAGCACCATGTCCCGGCGTTCGATGCCAACCTCGCCGAGGAAATGGACGAGCGCGCCCTCATGTCGTTGGGCTACGAGTTGCTCGGTGACATCGATGAGGACATGGCGAGCCGCAAAGATTGGCTCGACACCTACGTCAAAGGGCTTCAGCTCTTAGGTCTCAAATACGAAGAGCGGACGGAGCCGTGGCCCGGAGCCTGTGGTGTCTACCACCCACTCTTATTAGAGGCTGCGGTCAAGTTCCAAGCTGAGATGATCATGGAGACGTTCCCCGCCGCAGGGCCGGTGCGAACCAAGATCATAGGCAAGGAGACCCCGGAGAAGAAGCAAGCCGCGACTCGCGTTCAGGAAGACATGAACTATGAGTTGACCGAGGTCATGCAGGAGTACCGTCCCGAGCACGAACGCCTCCTCTTGAGTATGGCGATCGCGGGCAACGCGTTCAAGAAGATCTACTTCGACCCATCGCTGAACCGCCAGATTGCGCCCATGATTCCGGCGGAGGACGTCATCGTCCCGTACGGCGCGGCGAACTTAGAGTCGGCGGAGCGCGTCACGCACCGGATGCGGAAGACCAAGAACGAGTTGCGCAAATTGCAGGTCGCGGGGTTCTACCGCGATGTGGACTTGGGCGAACCGATGCGCATCATGGACGAGGTCGAGAAACGTAAAGCGGAGCAGCAGGGCTTCAGCGCGTCGATGGACGACCGCTTCCAGATCCTCGAAGTGCATTGCTACCTCGACTTGCCCGGGTATGAGGACGAAGACGGCATCAAATTGCCGTATGTCGTGACCATTGAGAAGGGTACGGCGACGGTTCTGGCGATTCGCCGCAATTGGTTGGAGGACGACAAACTCAAACTGCGCCGTCAGCACTTCGTCCACTACGGATACATCCCGGGCTTCGGCTTCTATTACTTCGGCTTGATCCACCTGATCGGTGGGCACACCAAGGCCGCGACCTCCCTCATCCGTCAGTTGATCGATGCGGGCACCCTATCGAACCTTCCCGGTGGCTTAAAGGCCCGGGGTATGCGCGTCAAGGGGGACGATACCCCCATTGCACCCGGAGAATTCCGTGATGTCGATCTTCCCAGCGGCGCTATACGCGACAATATCCTTCCGCTTCCGTACAAGGAGCCATCGCAAGTTCTGATGGCGCTGATGGACAAGGTGGTGGCTGACGGTCGTCAGTTTGCGGCCTCGTCAGAACTCAACGTGTCCGATATGTCGTCACAGGCTCCGGTCGGCACGACGCTCGCCATTCTTGAACGCGTGATGAAGGTCATCAGCGCCGTTCAGGCCCGTATTCACTACGCCATGAAGCAGGAGTTCAAACTGCTCGCGGCGATCATTCGGGACAACACCCCGGAGGATTACGACTATGAGCCAGAGATTGGCGACGCTTCTGCAAAGCGTTCTGATTACGACTGCGTTGACGTACTACCTGTATCTGACCCTAACGCCTCCACTATGGCGCAAAGAGTGGTTCAGTATCAGGCAGTTATGCAGTTGGCTCAGCAAGCGCCTCAGATCTATGATCTCCCGTTTCTTCACCGGCAGATGATCGAAGTTCTGGGCATCAAGAACGCCCAGAAGATCGTGCCGTTGGCGGAAGATGCCAAGCCGATGGATCCTGTGTCCGAGAACATGGCGATCATGAACGGCAAGCCCGTCAAGGCGTTCATGTACCAAGACCACGCGTCGCACCTCGCCGTCCACATGGCGGCGATGCAGGATCCGATGATCATGCAGGTCATCGGTCAGAATCCGAAAGCGCAGGGGATCATGGCAGCGGGTGCCGCGCACGTCATGGAGCACGTCGCCATGAAGTATCGGCAGGAGATTGAGAAGCAGTTGGGCGTACCACTTCCGCCGCCGCCGGAGGCCGCACTGGCGGGCAGTGGCGAGGGCGATGATGACTTGGGGTACTTGCCGCCGCAAGCGGAGTCCGAGTTGTCGTCTCTGTTGGCGCAAGCGGCCCAGAAGCTGCAAGCTCAGAATCAGCAAGCGGCGCAACAGCAACAGGCTCAGCAACAGCAGCAGGATCCGCTCATCCAGATGCAGCAGCAAGAGTTGCAGATCAAGCAGCAGCAGGTTCAGGTGGCGATGCAGGAAGTGCAGATCAAGGCGCAGCAAGCACAGGCAGCGGCTCAGATCGCGCAGGAAGAACAGCAGCGCAAGATCAAGAAGGACATGATGGATGCGGCGGCTCGGGCCGACGAGTTGAAGTTAAAGGAGATGGAACTCCAGACGATGGTGCAGTTGGAAGGCGTGAAGATCGGCGCGGACATTCAGCACCGCAAGATCGCTCACATGACCAGTACGGCACAGGCTGTGGACAAGCACCAACTGGAGCAGTCGAAGCACCTCGTGGACGCTGCGCACCGCGCAGACACGCACGATCTCAATACATCAAAGCATCTACACGACGTCGTCAAGACGGGTGTGGATACGGCGCACAAGAAGGCTCAGCACAAACTGGACGTCGCTCAAATGCAGAACGACGCACAGCAAACGGACGATCAACCAAGTGAAGACGGGGGTAGTGAATGAGTGCAGATACCGCTGCGGAGTTTCTCATCAAGAAATTCCAGAAAGAGCGCGAACGAATTGTAGGACACGTCTTAAAGGGCGTGTCATTTGAACAGGAATACTACCGGTCACTCGGTCTTATTCAGGGGTTCGACTACGCAGTTGAGTTGATTAAAAACACGGCCCAAAAGGTCGCAAACGACGAGGAGTTAGACGATGAGTGACATCAATGTCGATAAGACATTGTCCGAAGCCGAGCGCAAGGCAAAGCAGCTACCCGATCCTGTCGGGTTCAAGTTGCTGTGCATGGTGCCCAAGGTAGAGGAAGAGTTCGGCGGCACGGGGATCATCAAGTCCTCGGAGTCCGTCAAAGTCGAAGAGCAGACGACCATCGTCTTGTTCGTCGCAAAGGTCGGGCCGGATGCTTACAAAGATCCGACTCGGTTTCCATCGGGGCCGTGGTGCAAGGTGGGGGACTTCGTGGTCGTCCGCGCCTACAGCGGTACTCGCATCAAGATTCACGGTACCGAATGGCGGATCATCAACGACGATTCCGTTGACGGCACTGTGGAAGATCCACGCGGCATTGGGAGGGCAGGATAATGGCAGAGCAAAACCAAGAGCTTGAAGCTGAAGACTTCAAGGTAGACATCGAAGACGACACTCCGGTAGAGGACCGTAATAAGGCTCCGATGCCCAAGGAAGTGGTCGAGGAAATTGAGAAGGATGACCTTGAGGAATACTCCGAAAAGGTTCAGACCCGTATCAAGCAGATGAAGAAGGTCTACCACGATGAGCGTCGGGCTAAAGAAGCCGCCGCTCGGGAACGTGAGGAGGCTCTTCGCTTTGCTCAGCAAGCATACGAAGAAAATAAGCTGCTAAGACAACGACTTAGCGCAGGTGAGAAGATTTTCGCCTCAGAGACGACCAAGGCGGCTACCACGGAAGTGGAACGCGCCCGTGAACGACTCAAGGCGGCGGTGGATGCGCAGGACTCCGGGGCGATCGCAGAGGCGCAGGAAGCGCTCATGGACGCCAAGGCGAAACTTAAAGAGTTTCAACAGTTTCGGCCCTCTTTACAAGAACCGGAACACGGTGTACAACAGCAACCACAGGCTCAGCCTCAGACCGTTCAGCAGCCGCAGGTGGACCCAAAAGCCCTTGCATGGCAGAAGCAGAACCCATGGTTTGGGGCAGACGAGGAGATGACTGCCCTCGCTTTGGGTTTGCACGAAAAACTGGTCCGGTCGGGTGTAAATTCGAGCAGCGACGATTACTACCGCCGAGTCGATGAGACGATGAAAAAACGATTCCCCGAGTACTTCGAGGAATTGCAACCCACGGAAGAGCCTGAAAAGCCCGTCCGCAAGACCAGCACTGTTGTGGCTCCTGCTACACGGTCCTCTGCACCCCGACAAATCCGAATCACGGCCTCTCAGGCTGCAATTGCTAAACGATTAGGGATTAGTCCGGAGCATTACGCCCGTGAAGTCTTGAAACTGGAGAATAACAATGGCTGAAAATCGTCTGACTCGTACCTTAGAAGATCGTGAAGCGTCCAAGCGTCCGATGACTTGGCGTCCTGCGTCGATCCTACCTGAACCCAATCCCGTTCCCGGCTGGGCTTTTAAGTACATCCGTATGAGCGTGATGGGGCAGAACGATCCGACCAACGTATCTAAGATGTTCCGTGAAGGTTGGGAGCCTGTGAAGGCTGCTGAAGTTCCGGAGATCATGCACCAGCGAGACAACAACCCCAACAGCCGGTATCCGGATGGTGTGGAGATTGGTGGACTGCTGCTCTGCAAAGCCCCCACTGAATTGGTTGAGTCCCGTAGGCAGCACTTTCAGGACTTGGCGCAACGTCAGTTGGAGGCCGTCGATAACAATATGTTGTCTCAAAAGGACCGTCGGTCGAACATGGATATGTTCACCGAGAGAAAGTCTCAGGTCTCTTTTGGGCGTGGCAAATAACTTTTAGGAGTCTTCAATGGCTTATCCGACTATCTCAGCCCCATACGGGCTAAAGCCGGTGAACCTGCAAGGCGGTCGTGTATTTGCGGGTTCCACCCGTATGTTCCCGATTGTCAACGGTTACGGCACGAGCCTGTTCAACGGCGACGTTGTGCAGATCGGTACTGGTGCCAATATTGGCAACCTCATCGCTTCGGGTCTTACCTACAACGCTGCGTCGGCGGTTGCAGGTACCATCGGCGTGTTCGTCGGCTGCGAATACAGCACGACGGGCGGTCCGATTTACGGCAAGAATCGCTATCAGTACTGGCAAGCCTCCACGACTGCTCCGGACGCGATTGGTTACGTGGTGGATGATCCGAACGCGTTGTTCCGCACGGCAGTTGTTGTTAACCCCGCCGGTACCGGCGGTAGCCAGACCATTCAGTACGTTAATCCGGCGTTCGTCGGTTCCAACGCGTACTACATCGGCGCGGCAGCGGGTAACACCGGTCTGACCACGACGGGCGACTCGTTGGCGGGTGTGGCTGTGTCGGCTTCGGCGACGGTCTCGACCCCGATCACCGCGTCGGCTGCGTTCCGCATCGTGCAGGTGGTTCCGGACACGGCGGTCAACGTCATTGCGGCGGGTACGTCGTCTTCGACGACCATCACCCTGTCGGCGTCGAATTCGTCGATTCTTCCGGGTATGGCGGTTAACGGCCCCGGCATCACGGTGGGTTCCAACACCTACGTGACGGCTGTTTCGGGCACGGCAGTGACCATCAACACGGCGGTTACGTCGGCGCAAGCGTCGGCGGTTAACTTCACCTTTACTGGCTATCCGGAAGTGATTGTCGGCTGGAACTTCGGTTACCACGGCTATCTCAACGCGACCGGCGTCTAAGGAGTAATGACAAATGGCAATTTCACGCGCACAACTCCTTAAGGAACTGCTTCCGGGTCTGAACGCTTTGTTCGGTCTTGAGTATGCTTCGTATGGCGAAGAGCATAAGGAACTCTTTGAGGTCGAGACCTCTGAGCGTTCGTTTGAAGAAGAGACGAAACTCTCGGGCTTCAACGCTGCTCCGGTTAAGAACGAAGGTCAGGCGATTGCGTATGACAATGCGCAGGAAGCGTGGACCGCTCGTTACAACCACGAGACCATCGCTCTCGGCTTCTCCATCACGGAAGAAGCGATTGAAGACAACTTGTACGACTCGCTGTCGAAGCGTTACACCAAGGCACTCGCTCGTGCCATGGCGTACACCAAGCAGTACAAGGCCGCTTCGATCATCAACAACGGCTTCAATGCCGGTGGTCAGTACAACGGCGGCGACGGCGTTCCCCTGTTCTCGACGGCTCACCCGTTGATCTCGGGCGGTACGAACAGCAACACCTTCTCGACCAGCCCTGACCTGAACGAAACGTCGCTTGAAGCGGCGACGATTCAGATCGCTGGTTGGACGGACGAGCGCGGTCTGTTGATCGCTGCGAAGCCGCGCAAGTTGGTGGTTCCGCCGAACCAGATGTTCGTTGCGAAGCGTCTGCTCGACACGGAACTCCGTGTTGGCACGTCGGACAACGACATCAACGCTCTGAAGTCGATGGGCACGATCAGCGAAGGGTTCAAGGTGAACCACTTCTTGACCGACACCCACGGCTACTACATTCTCACGGACGTTCCGAACGGCCTGAAGATGTTCGAGCGTGTTGCGCTTCAGAACAGCATGGACGGTGACTTCGATACGGGCAACGTGCGGTACAAGAGCCGCGAACGTTACTCGTTCGGTTGGTCGGATCCGCTCGGAGTGTTCGGCG